TGACCCTTTTTTACGCAGGGAAGTTAAATGACAAACGATTTAAAATGGATGTTGTCATCCGATCAGCAATTCCCTTATCAAGATGATAAGATGATTGCTCTATGGTTTAAAGTTATGAAATGGTTTAAGCCAGATGTAGTAGATTATCTTGGGGATACTGACGATCAAGCTTGCTACAGTAAATATACAGAAGGAAGATCTGCAGAGTTTCTTCAGCTTCATAAGGATGACAGTCGTGATTTAATTGTTCCAATGATGCGTCATGAGGCAAAGGGTGCAAGAGATTTTTATGCAAAGACTCGTGAGATGCTTCCAGATGCACAACTGTTTTCAGCATTAGGAAACCACGACATACGTATCTTTGATTACATAGACAAGAAGCTTCCAGATTATGCAAAAGATGTTACTCCAGAGTCACTATGGTCTTTAGATTCATTAGGTTACGAATATATTTATTATGACTCACTCCCTAAGCGCCGCTTTGGAGATGTTCACGTACACCATGGTATTTCTATTGCAGCAACTGGTTCAGTAAGAAAAGATATGGAAGACCTACAAGTATCATTAATCCGTGGCCACTCGCACAGAATTGCTTCTCATATGGTAACATATGAACTTAGAAATGGTGGCGAAGGAGAAACTCTTCGTGGCTATGAAATTGGTCATATGTGTGATGAAAAGGGGCCAGGCATGAAGTATACTCAGCACCATGATTGGCAAAAAGGTTTTGCTATTGCACATATTGTAAACGATTATCCTGTTTTGCATCCTTTGCGGAAAGCGATGGATGATCAATAAAGAAACGAATGCATTCGGTAAATGGCTAGAAAAAACAGACAGGGACTACGCAAAAAATTCGTCTATTTCTTCTTAAATGGCAAGCTACATAAAGTACTTAAGCTATCAAGAGCAAAAGATGAGTTGATTGCTTGGTGTTATTTAGATAAAAAAAGGATGATGTATTCTTATTCTCAAGTAGATAAGAATATGGAAAAAGCCTATACTGTAATAGAAGTTAGTAAAATTCTAGGTAGACATAGGGTTACTATAGAAGAATATATTTTACAGGGCAAAATTAAACAGCCTCAAAAAATGTATCCAATTAGTAATCCAGATAGTAAATGGTCTAAGTACATGTTGTCCGAATCGGACATATTGGACATTCATCAATTTATTATTGATGCTGGACACATAAGGGATTGTATGGAAGGCGGAGTAATGGCAGAAACAAGAGTTAAGGTGGATCTATCGTTCACACGCAATCTAGGAAACTATGAAAGCATAAGAATTAATATTGGCGTTGAAGATGATGTTAGAAATGGTGAAAATGTGGATTCGGCTACGGAAAGAGTCTACACTTTTGTAGAAAATAAGCTTATTGAAAAAACTCGTGAAGTAGAGCAGGAATTAAAGAATGGCAAATGAAAAACAGCCGTATGTTTTAATTGGTCTATATGAGTCTCTTTATCTAGAGAAGTATAAGAAAAAGCCACGTATTAATAAGTTTCGTGAAAAGTGGGCTATGCAAGATGTAATAGATAGTGTAGGATATGATCGTGCAGTTGAACTGCTTGTTTATTATTTTAAAACTAGTAAGTCTGGGCACCCTCTCAATTTCTTCTTTTATAATTTTGACAAAATTGACTATCTAAAAGCAGAGATTGAAAAAGATATTACAAACCGTCGTGTTCTCAGGGAAGCGACTAAGAAAATGGTAGAGGGCGGAGAAGAATGAATACAGAAGCAGAGCTAATATCTGCAGTGTGCAAGAATAAGGATATCAGCACCCTCCTTGCCGATAACGTAGACGAGATCTTTACATCGCATCGTGATATATGGGACTCATTAAAGTCTTACTATTATAAATTTAAAGCTGTGCCAGAAGTTGGTATTCTGGTGGAAAGATTTAAAGACTTTGAGCCAGTAACAACTAAAGGAGAAACAGGGTATTATTTAGACAAGCTAAAGAATGAATATCTTTCTAGTAAGTTAAAGTCTATTCTGATTCAGTCTGGTTCAGCACTAAAAGAAGATGCAGCTTCTCGTGTTCTTTCAGAAATGCAAAGCAAGTTAGCTTCTCTATCTAAGTTTACTAATCATGTTCGTGACGTGGATGTTACAGACTTGGAGTCAGCAGAAAATCATTTCCTTTCAGTTAAAGAACGTTCTGCAGTAATGGGAGGAAGCCCAGGAATTCTTACAGGTTTTGAAGCTATTGATAAAGCATATCCAACAGGCATGGCTCCAGGACATTTAATTGTTGCTATTGGTTGGCCAGGAAAAGGTAAGACATGGTTTACTTCTTACTTGGCATGCAAGGCATGGGAGCAAGGCTTTAAGCCAATGATCGTGTCTCTTGAAATGTCTCCTGAGAATATGCGTGATCGTATTTATACAATGATGGGGTCTGGATTATTTAAAGCCTCTGATTTCTCAAAGGGAGATGTGGATGTTGATACATTTAAAGCTTGGGGTCAAAAAAAGTTTGCTGGGAAAAACTCATTCATACTGGTATCAAATGAGGGAACGGCAGAAGTAACACCTGCAACTATTCAGGGTAAGATTGACCAACATAAACCAGACTTGGTTATTTTAGATTATCATCAGTTATTTAATGATAATAAACGAAGCAATTCTGAAGTAGAGCGAAACAGAAATATTTCTCGTGAGTTTAAGTTACTTGCGGTATCAAATAACATTCCAGTAATAGATATCACTGCTGCAACTGCAGATGATATTTCAGATCAAGATAATCCGCCGATGATGAGCCAAGTAGCTTGGTCAAAGGCAATTGAGTATGATGCTGATATGGCAATGGCTATCCATAGGTATCCAGGAACCAATATGATTGAAGTTGTAAGTCGAAAGAATAGACATGGACATGAGTTCGATTTCTATCTAGACTGGGATATTAATCGTGGTGTCATTACTCCGATTTATGAGAACCTACCAGATATCAATAATGACTCACAGAAAAATTAAAAGATTTCAAATAGATGTGCAGTTTCAAGACAATTCTCAATTAATTAGCTTGAGACCGCAGTATGAAAACCTATTAATTCAGGACATGAGAGGTAAAGGCTACGTCAGGGTACTTGACATAGACCCAGCTTTTTCGGTAGAATTTACAGGCGAGACATGGAAATTCTTAATGAGTATCCATGGTGTTTATGTGGGAAAGAAGAAAGCATGGCAATTAGAGGGTATAACACAAGGGAAGTCGATACCACGCACTACACGCCAGCACATATCAAATCAGTCCTAAAATCAATAGGGCTTGATATTGTTGGCGAAACTAGCAATGACTTTCTATGCTACTGCCCATTTCATTCTAATAGACACACTTCAAGTTTTAGCGTAAGTCGTGAAAAAGGTGCATTTATTTGTTTTAATCCAGCATGTGGTGAAGCTGGAACTCTACAAGAATTAGTAAAGCGTGTTATGAGTAAAACAGAGTTTGAAGCAATGCGTTTTATATCTTCTAAAGAAGCAGAAGTTTTAGAAAATTTTGATGAATTGTTGGCTGAAACAATGGCAGATAAGCCAGTCTTTGAAGAGTTTTCTACTGATACTTTAAATAAACTTCATTTAGTATTATTGTCAAACAATAAAGCTCAGGAGTATTTTAAGTCTCGTGGCATAGATTTAGATTCTATTAATTATTTTGAACTGGGATATTCAGAAAATATGAACATGGTTACCGTTCCAGTACATTCTCCAGACTCAACCCCAATAGGAATTGTAGGCAGATCTATTGAAGGTAAAGCGTTTAAAAATAGTACTAATCTTCCTAAAAGCAAAACATTGTTTAATATTCATCGTGCTAAAAAGATTGGCGATCACGTAATAGTTGTAGAGTCCAGCTTTGACGCAATACGTGTACATCAAGCAGGATTTCCAAATGTTGTAGCAACACTAGGTGGATTTTTATCGTGATATAATAAAAAATACAGATGGATATATACCATCAACTATAAAGGAGAAATAAATGAGTATAGTAAAGGGTCTAAAAGACCTCAACAAGGCACTAGATAAGCCTACCTATAGCGGTGGGGATGAAAATAAAGGTCGCTGGCTAAAGATTGAAGATGGCGAAAGCGTAAAGATTAGATTCCTACAGGAACTAGATCCAGATTCACCAACATATAATGACAAGCTTGGTTGCGGTTTTATTGCACTAGAGCATACAAACCCAAAGGATTACCGTCGCAAGGCTCTAGATACAATGGAGTCAGAGGGTCGTGACTGGGCAAACGAACAGCATCGCAAGGATCCAAAGGCTGGCTGGAAGGCCAGAACACGCCTATACATTAATGTACTGGTAGACGATGGTAAAGAAGAGCCATACGTTGCAATTCTTTCACAAGGTACAAGCGGAAAAACAATTACACCTACCTTGATTGAGTACGCTGGCGAGATGGGAAGCATCACAAATTTGATGTGGAGAATCAAGCGTAATGGTTCTAAAACAGATACAAGTTATACAATTATTCCACTAGCAAAGGACGAGACCCCGTTTGACTTCTCTGCCTTGGAATTGTATGACCTAGAAAAAACAGCAGTTCGTCACGTTCCATATGCAGAGCAAGAAGCTTTCTATATGGGAGACGCAGCGTAGACTGGTAATATCAAGTTAAAGGCGGAGAATTAATGTCATTCACACATCTTCATGTGCATTCATACTATTCATTAATGGATGGCCTTAATTCTCCTGCCGAACTTGTTAAAGCGGCTAAAGATGCTGGACAAACAGCATTAGCAGTTACTGACCACGGAACTTTATCGTCACATCGTGAAATGCAGATTGCATGTAAAGAACAAGGCATTAAACCGATCCTTGGAGTTGAAGCCTATATATCACCAACTGATAGATTTGACCGTTCTTCAAAAACAGATAAGTCAATCCAGGCTTACAATCATATAATTTTATTAGCTAAAAACAAAAAGGGTCTTGAGAATATAAATATTTTGCAAGAGCTGGCATGGAACGAAGGCTTTTATCATAAGCCACGTATTGATAGAGAGATTCTTAAAGAGTATGCGGAAGGTATTATTGTATTGTCTGGATGCCTTAATGGTCTTATTTCTAAGTGCATCGAAAAGAATGAGTTCTCTGAAGCTAAACTTATTCTCAAAGACTTTAAGAAAACTTTCGGTGAAGATTTTTATATTGAGGTTCAGTCTCACAATCCAAAAGAAATAAACGAAGGATTGCTATCTCTAGCAGATGAGCTTAAAATTAAAGCGGTAGCAACTGGAGATGCACACTTTGCTAAAGAAGAAGATCGTATACTAGAAGAGGCTATGCTGATTCTATCAACCTCTCCAAAAGCAGATAAAGAGGCAGACTTTGAAATGTCTCGTCAGATGAAAGATATGTTAGATAG